GGTTCTTGTAAACTTTATATCTACTGTTTAATGCACCAATTTTCTGTACACCAAATGCATACTGCATTTTAGTAGCGTCCCCGTCAGTATCAGCAGCGAATCCTGGAATAGATTCTAATACTGTAGCTACAGTTGGAGAAACAACCATAAAGTTAGCACCACCTCTTAAAGTTTTCTGGTGGATTAAGTTAGAGATTTTCTGTAATTTAATTCCAAGAGTTTGGAACCAGCTCATTTGTGTATAATATACACCATCTGTGTTAGATGTAAAAGTTGTACCAGCTGCGTTAATTTCGTTACCTACTTTTGCAGACCACTCAGCGACCTGGTTAGTTGGTACGTTTTCAATTAACATATCTAAGATTTCAAGATCAATTTCTAATGAAATGTATTCACTTAAAATGTTAGTTAATTCTGCTTCAGCATCCAATGAATGAAATGCATTTAAATCCTGAGAGAATTCTGGTGTCCATTGTGCTTTTAACTTTCTTGTTTTAGCAGCAATAGTTTCACTTCTTAATTGAACATCGATTTCTGGGATGTTAATTGCTCTACCAGTACCAGACTGTGATGAGTAATTAGCTCCATCTTCGAAGTCACCTCTTGCGTTATCTGCAGTTTGCTTGTTATAGAAAACAGTGATATCTTCATCACTTTCAATACCTGATGATGTTACAAAGAATTCAACGCTATCTCCATTTAACTTAGTTAATGCTGGAAGGTTTTCAGCAGCTGTAATAGCAGCTAATGCTCCGTTATCACCAGTTAAATAGAATCCTCTAACTCCGTTTTGGTCCATTCCTGATAAAGATCCTGTTTTAACAGCAATTTTAGTAATTCTACCTGGAGCGGCAGCTACAGAAGCTGATAAAGTTGCATCAAAGTTTACATCAGCATAAGAAGCTGAAGAAACAGTGTGATTAGCATCAGCAACAGAAGCTGAGAATTGGTTAATTGAATATCCAAATCTACCAGCACCGTATAATCCACCTGTATTTGTGTTACCAAATGGCTTATTGCCTCCTTGGTTACCATACATTGAATCACCATCAGTGATTGGGTTTTTAGTTGTTCCGTACTGGAAGTCTAGGTAAAATACTAAACCAGCAGGTAAAGACATTGGCTGAACAGAAACGAATTCCTTAGCAGCTATTTGTCCAAATACCTTTCTTACAAGTGGTAATGCTACAGCAGCATATTGTTCACCTGTACCTGGAGTAAATGTTGCACCTGTCCCAGTAGTGTTAGCTTCAACAACAAGTTGTTTAGCTTGGTTTTCTAACATAATTGACATGTTAGACTTATCAGTTTCATTAGAAATTCCTTCTAATAAACCTGATTTTTCCCACTTACCCGATAATTTAGCAGCATCTTTTTGTACTGATTTATATGGGTTCGCAGTTTCTAATAGTTGATTTACTACGTTTGACATTTTATTTTTAATTTTTAGTCGTTATTAAATAATTCCTGCTAGCTTTTGCATTCTAGCGACAAAGTTATCACTCTCTACAATTGGAGCTTTTGGTGCTACACCTGCAGCCTTTGAAGCAAATCCTTTAGATTCGTTTACTGGCTTTTTAGTTGTAACAACTGCATCTTTAATTGTTTCGAAAAGATTTTTAACCTCTTTAACTGATTCAGCTTTATCAAATGAATTAATCACTTTTACTTTCTGTGTTTCAGTAAGGTTTTTGTTTCTAAATAATTTGTTTACATATAGAAGTTTAGCGTTAAGTAAGTTAACTTCATTAAGTTCTGATTTCAAAGTTTTGATTACATTAATAGCCTCGTTTAACTCAGCTTTAGTTTCATCCATTTTGTCATCAGCTTTCTTTTCTGCTAATTCATCTTCTACTTCAACATCTCCATCGTCATCTCCGTCGATAGCAACATCCATGTCACCATCTCCATCAACGTCAATTTCCATGTCTTCACCACCACCGCCGCCTAGCACATCGGCCATTACGTCTTTGATGATGTCTTTAAGATCGTCTACTGAGATTTCACCTACTTCATCGTCAGCAGCAGCTTCTTCAGCTACTTCTTCTTCTGATACAGGCGCTTCTTCTACAGCGACTTCGTCTTTCATCTTGTCCTTACCATAGCCTTCTTCTGCGGCTTCTAGTTCAGCAAGTAATTCATCCAGGTCAATTTCTTCAATTGCCCCTTCTTCGTACATGTCTTCATCCATATCTTTATCTTTCATTTCTTCAGATACTTTTATGGTTTCTTCCATGTCCTTTTCCTCGTCAACTTTTGCTTCGTCTACGTCTTTCTTAGCTTCATCAACGTCAGATTTTGCTTCATCCATGTCCTTTTTCTCGTCCATGTCTTTTTTAGCTTCATCCACGTCTTTTTTAGCCTCGTCAACGTCTTTCTTTGCTTCGTCC